GTTCCTGATATATCATAAGAGTCACAACCAAATGCCCCCATGTGTTCATTACCAGGATATTTTACACCATTTTTTAATACCACTCTATTCTGTAGTTGCTGGGGTGGAACCCAACTAACTTTAAACCTACCTTTTTGGTCTGGATAAAATATTACTTGTGAATCTTTAACACCATTAACCCATTGAAAATTACCAGTAGTAATTCCAAGCGTTCTAGACATTTCTTCGTTGTAATCTATTTGCTCGTATATTTTAACAAGATTAAATATAGAGTTTTTAGTTTCATCTCTAAATGCATGTTCTTCAGTTCTTGGAAACTGTCTGTAAAACTCATTTAAAGCGTCTTGATCACCTTTTAATCCCTCCGCCTCGTTATTCCAATGATCAACTACGCCTATATCTATTAATTCACCGTCTGGGGCAAACACATCTGCGTTAGGAGTAGTGAATATTGGAACTCCGTACTCGTCAATAAATCCTTCGTAGTTCCACTCCATTGGGATAAACAGAGAGTATAAACCAGACTTTGTTTGACCGTTTCTATTTCTTTTAGCGACATCTGATGCATTGTATAGTTTTTTAAAATTACCACCACCTTTGTCTAATGAGTTACTTGTTGAACCCATCATACACTTACCTATAATTCTACTACCCAATCTAAGACATGTTTTAGTAACACGCCAGTTGTTTAATATATTATCAGGTCTCTCCCATTTACCGCTTTCATCATGTACTAATAAAGCTAGTTTTTCACCATCATAACTATTATCACCTGTATTCTTCCAGTCAATAGTTGTGTCTAATCCTTCTAAATCTTCAACTTGCTCGTTTGCTGTAATTTTCTTTCTTGTAAACTTACTCGCTGGTACTCTATAAGCTAATTCAGTTTTAGGACGATCCATACCATCTTGAATAGGTTTAAAAAAAAATGGATAGTTTATACTAATTGGCACAACTTTATCAGTAAACATTTTCTTTGCGTCCGCACCTGTTTTAGAAAGTATACCATATCTACTATCACTTGCAAGAGTAGCTAAATTAACTGTTTCTGCAGATGACATAAATGAAAACCCTGATCTTCTGTTCTTTAGGTAACACATACCATAACATCTTTTATCTGCTTTACAAGCTTGCCAGAATATAAAGAACAATCTGTTTGCTTCTCTAAAATCAGGCGCACCTACATCAATCTTGCTCCATTGTAAATACATATAATGAGTTCCTACTATATAAGTTGGTTTGCCATTATTAATAAACCAAAAGCCCTCGTCTCTTCTTTTAAACTCTTCATCTATATAATCGTACCACTGCTCTTTTTGATCTTCAGGATAATTACGCCAATCAAATATATTTTTAAGACGAGATAATTCTTTAGGTTGATCAAACTTAACCCATTTATTTTTATCGTGTTTAAATATATTTTTAGGGGCTTTAGGTAGCGCTATGGCTAAATTTTGTATTTCTATTATCTCACCTATCTGTCCTGTTTTAGATATAACAATAATATCATGTTCTTTGTTATAACCATACTTCCATTTTTTACCCTTGTTAAGTCTACTAATTGTAGTTCTTTTTACAGGTTCAATAACTTTAACTAAACTTTGCTTGTACATTATTTAGATCTACCTTCTGCGAATCCTTTAAAAGCTTTTTTCTTTGTCTCTTCAGGTGTTTTTCCCTCAAGCAAGTTTTCTTCTTCTTGAATTCTGTTAAGTATTTCAAACGCGTCAAATATAGCTAGTTTTTTAGTAGCCGCGGCGTTCTTTAATCTATCTGCTGATATATCATCGTCTGAATCTACAATAGGTTCTTTAGCAACCTTAATCAGCTCTTCAACTGCTCTTTGCCCAGCTTGGATTATATTCTTCTTCGTTTCCTTGGTATTCATATTTAATTGTAATAAATTTAGATAAAACTCTATACAGTCTCTCGCCGTCAACAATAAACTCATATTCACTATTTGGTCTAAAACCAACTAGCTCGTTAACTTTTACTGTACCGTCTGAATATTTAACAATACCTTGTAAAGGTTTTTCAGATTCAATGTTAAATTGATCTGTAGCTTTTAATGGTATTACAAAGCAATAACCTTTTGGAGCTATCCACTTGTCTTTTTGTTTGTGCAAAAAGATTTGATCGTAGTTTATAAAATAAGTAGATTCATTAAAATAACTTCTACTATTTTTTTCTTCGCCGCGTTGGTTATGCCATCTACGAAACACATTGTGGTGTACTATAACCGTGTCTCCGGGTTTAATGTCTGTATCACCAACTATGGGTGTTGATATAACAATAGCCTCTCTGTTTACATATTGATGGTTATAAATCTCAGTATTGAGAATTAACTTTCCACCATCAAGTTTCTTAGTATTATTATATCTTTCTCCTTTTGGTTTTACAACAAAGTTGTAAACACTTTTCATTAGTACTCTAAGTTATACTCAACAGATACAGCCATGTTTTTATTAAAGTCCTTCCAAGGTAACACATCTTTGTTTTTTTTAATATAAATAGAAAACTTATCATCTTCTTCTATAATATCACAAATAGTATGACCACCATAAACTTCTTGTCCTACAGCATAGTGCATAGCGTCGTTTTTGTAATCTTTACCTACACTAATCTTTCTTATTAGCTTCGCCATTTTGAATATTTGATTGTTGCTGATCAGCATAAGTTATTTTACCATCTTGCAAGCTAATATTATCTGTACCATACGTTTCGTGTAATTTTACACGTTGAGCTTCAACACGACCATGTACAGTTTCCATTGCTTTTAATAAAGAGTGTTTTCTAACTTCAATACCACCTATTTCAGCTGTTAAATTATCAATAGTCTTAATAGCAGCTTGTAGCTGTGCTAACTCTTGATCTGTTATTTTTTCTGGTTTTAAATCTATTATTTCTTCTGTTTTTTTCTTTTTTGTTTTTGCCATTTTATTTAATTTAAATTAATTTATATACTGTGTTTTCTTTTTAAGTATTCGTGTATTCTTGATATTCTTGATGTTGAAAGATCTTCAATGTCATATAATATAACCTCATATATATGTCCACCAAAAAACTGATCACTGTTTCTAAGTCCTAAAGAATCAAAAGTAATTGCACCAGCGTTATCTAATTGAGAAGTTGGTGTTAATAAAGTACCATTTTTAAAAACATTTAAATTACCAGTTGCACCAGCTTCTCTTTGTATTGTTAAAATCATTTTTTCATCAGAACTAAACTGTGCTGAAGCAAAAGTTGGAAGTTCTTGTACTCCACCTATTTTCAGTTTTAATTTTTTGTTAGTTAGTATTTGTAGAAAATTACTTGTACCACCAGTTCCTAAAAGAGTATCTTGATTTACGTTTGCTAGTTTTATTACAAAAAAACCGATAAAAGCTTCTTCTGCAGATATTACTATATTACTACTAAAATCGTAATGATCAGATGTGCCATCAAGTAGTAGCGCGCCGTCATCAAGTGTGCCTAAGTCCGACTCGCTACTTTGTGCTAAGTGATTAAGATTAGCCGACGAATCGTCCCATCTTAAAACACCTTCCCCATCAGTCACTATTGCATCGGGTTTGAACCAACCTTTTGGTGGTGGGCCACCAGTATTTGGAGTCCATGGAAAATACTCTTTACCACCTAATTTATAAAAACCTACGCCTAAGCCTAACATTATTTACCAAGATAACAAATTACGCCCCCATCAGCGTCTGCTGAAGGCTTAACTTCTGTCCACCTACCGTATATTGTTAAACCAGCAGGATATGTTATACCAGTAGCATCTTCACCACCATCACCAGTACCATTTAATCCAGAAAATGTTAACGTAGTTGAAGAAGCTGTTACAGGTCTATTAAAAGTTATTGCTGTTCCATCAACACTAGTAACCAAACAAGGTGGTAAACCTGTTGATTTGTTTTCACATAAATCCTCTGTATTAGAATAAACTTGCATACCAACTTTTATAGCAGCGTTAGCGCCTGATAAAGTGTGCGATATACTAGCACTGGCGTTAGAAACACCTTGTTGAGCATCTCCGTTGTTGTGTCCAGCAGCTTCAGTATTTACACATTGAAAACCATCTACAGCCCCAGCTCCTTGAGCTTCAGGTCTTAGCACAGTAGGCGTGTTTTCAGCTATAAATTGTATCGCCACAATAACTAAACCCTTTGGAGGGTAAACTGAGTTAGCAGTTTGACAGTGTATACTACCCATTTGACCAAAACCATAAGCTACTTCTGTTGAATTTTGTCCCATAATTTTATTTTTTTACTTTTTCTAGTGATCTACCGCCAAAATAAGCGCCGATCACAGTTATTAATACTAATTGTAATAAGTCTGTCCATTTGTCTTCAACGTTAAAACTTATAGCTCCAGCGTCGATAAATATCATCAATACTGTAGATACAACTAAAAACACTAATACTAGTGGACGTATATTTTTAGATAGCCATGAATCTGAATTCATATCCATCTTCCATCTTTCTGTTATTTGTTTTTGCATTTCTGCCTCGTAACCCATAACTAGGTTTTTTATTTTTGCCTCAGCTTCTAATTTTTCTTCTTTAGATGTGTGCAGATTATCTATAACCCCACCTACACCTTTTACTAACTCTGCCGCTCCTCCTGAAAATAATCCTCCTAACATTTTAATATTTTTTAATTATTTTAATATCCACCACCACCGGAATAACTACCACCGCTAGTACCACCGCTAGTACCACCACCACCACTAGTTGTAGTAGAACCACCTGTTATAGGTAATTGTTGTTGCTGTGCTATTTGCTGTGGCACTACTTGCTGTTCTTGCTCTTGCTCTTGTTCCTGAGGTTGTTGTTCTCCAGTTTCATACATACCGGTATCATCAACTACATTTTCTCTAAACCTTTTTTTCTTTAACTCTTTACCAACACTAATTTCATCGCTTAATATTTGATCCCCAAGTTGACGTATTTGATCACCAGAGTTTGTTACTGTAGTTAACTTAACCTCTGCCAGTTCATTGTGGTTTTTACCAGCCATGTAAGTAGTAATATTATTATACTCATGTGTGTGTGTACCAGTATAACCATTTAGCCTACCCCAGCGTAATGCTTCGCTTTTTTTTGTGAATAAAGGTATTGAATCTATTATAGTTATTAAACTCATTATACTGTTCCGTTTTTATTTCCGTTATTAGCTTCTTTTTCCCAAGGAAAACCGTGATCACCGGCTTCTTTTGCAACACCATCTACAATTATCATATCTTTACCGTTTATAGTTCTTCTTGGATATACTTTACCATTATATGTTATACTGTCATCTGTGTATGCTAGTTTACCAAGTTTCATATCTGTAGCGTGTCTCATTTCATGGTTTATCACTTGTCTTTCTTCTGCACTACCAGGTATTATATTTTCGTTTATATATATAGTGCCATCCATATTAGCCTCACCCATCACGCCTTCATCTAGTGGCACTCTAATAACAGGTGTACCAGGTACAGAGCCATCACCACCAGCTTGTTTACCAAAACGCATTTTTGTTTTGATTACACCGCTAGAAGCATAATTACCTCTTTCTTTACCTAGTTTAAATCCCATAAGTTATCTGTTGTATCCAACTATTTGATCATTATATCTTTGTTCTTCCATTTTTTCGCGATCTTCTTCTTGGTATCTTCTAGCTCTTTTTTGACGAGCTGACTTTCCAAATCCAAATAATTTAGCTGGAGATGGTTTGTTGCCTGACTTTAGTTTGAATGCACTATTTTTTTTCATCTATCTTTATCTTTTATCATATCATCTATAGCTTTATTGTAAACTTTATCTGTATATGATTTATTCTTGTAAAATACACTTCTCTCTGAAGTGGGCAAGTCTTCCTCGCCTAATAGAATTCTATATATCCTACTTATCATTTGAGAGCATTTCCACGAGGTTTTAAATACAGAGTACATTATAGTTGTTCTATTGCGATGTCTCCATACATCGATCCAACCTTCATCTCTTAATCTCTCCCATCTTGCTTTATCCCACGAATATGTATAAACTCCGTTGATAAAATCGTTTCGTGTAAATCTTCCTTTACAATCTAAATAAATTAATAATTCTAAGTCTGCGTCTTTTAACCCGTAAGTTTTACAGACCCACTTTCTAGTGAGCCTGTAATACTTAAGGATATTCATGTCACGCA